CCTTACCGCCTCCACAAAGACCTTTAGCCCTGCGCTTTTTCAGACCTTCCTTCACTAAAGCTGAAGTCGTTAAATTCGCGCTGTGTACTTTAGAATGACACGGAGCGCATAGATCAACCGTCTTCGTTCCTCCCAAGACTCTAGGAACGACATGATGCGCGTGATCTGCGGTTATTCCGCATTCAAAGCAAACGTGATTTGTGGTTCTTAATTTGGGCATTAAACTCAGCAATCATGTCACGGTAGTCTCGTGCATAGAGTTTAATGGGTTTATTGGAGTCTGCAAGCATCTGATCAACCTGAGATTTTCCGTATTTGTCAATCATAAACATCGTATAATTTTGAGCTGCGACCCCGTGTTTCATTCCAAACAGGTTACACCCGACACATTGAGGCCAGACGTTTCGTTTATCTAAACTGAAGTAACTACTTTTACCCTTGGGCAACCAGTGACCACCGTGAACCTCTGTGTAGTGTTTAACGACCCCGCAAGTCACACACTCGCAATAGCCATTGTCATCTGCTTCCTCCAATCGTCGGAGTAACTGAAATGCCTTTAACGTCTTAGCCCTGAGCGTCTCTGCCACGCATAAACTCGCTGTCTGCTGGATTGGCTAATTGTACACCTTTATCTAAGCCCCAATGGAAAACCTTCTCCATGAAGTCGTGCATTTCACCTTTAGAAAGACTAGACGTTGATCGGAGTTGGTTCTCAATCACCGTACTACCGACATGGATATCCTCAGTGCCCAAGAACTCGTTCTTCATCAGCTTCTTGACCATCTCAGGTGTCACACTGAACTTACTTGAGAAATACTCCGACATCTGACCGCACCACATGTGAAACAGAGCATTCTGGCTCAGGCTCCTAACCGTGGAATACGTTTCAAACTTCCACGCTATAGGACGGCTAAAATCCATCTCATTCAGCCTGTCATGAAAGTTCTTGATAACGTCAGGAATGTCCCGACGATGATTGATCAACCAGAATTCACCTCGCATTGAGTTTATCTTTGAACATTTGCCAAAGATCCTCGATGATCATTCTTACCTCAAACCACAACCGCTTTAAGCTATTCACTGGCTAACCTCAAGAAGTCATACACATCCATTTTCAGATGCTTGCAAACCTTCACCACCAAGCTCAATTTTGCGTCTTCTCGATACCGCCACTGAGACACTTGCTGCTTAGTGATCCCCATGTCGGAAGCCAGCTCCGAAGAACTGACCCCCAACTTGACCTGTGCTAATCTCAGGCTTTTGCCAAAATCAAAACGGCAAGTCATCTTCAAGACTCGCTGAAGTTGGCGCACTGTAAACGTCTTGGATCTTACCTGTCATGACAGGCTGATTACCTGCTGCACCATCACGTTTCCACAAAGCGATGTCGATTGTTTCGCCTTCTTTAATGTTACGGTGAGCAACCACCTTTCCGCTAAGGATTGGCCCACTGCCGCCTTTGTCACTTTTCCAAAGGCTTACTTTTCCTCGATTGTCATACTCCATACATACTTCCTATTTTTCCAAAGTTTAAGGTTAAATCTTCCAGAAGTTTTTCAATTGCCGCTGAAAGCCCAGCAATAAACTCATCGTCCCGTTTTACTTCCATGATCAGATTGGGCAGTTCAGGGTGGTAACTCATGAAGTAATACCGATCAAAGTCCATCAGCCACATCGTCCCCTGAACCTGAGCGTAATACTCCGAAGGCATTTTTCCATTACTTGCACGTTCTGCAAGATACTTAACATGGACTGCTGGCGATGGGCATTTGATTTCAAGACCAACCCCATCTACTAACCTGTCGGGACTGCAACCAACTGTTTCATCATCGTTGGTTACAAACCCAACTTCTCGGCAGGTTAAATCTGTCTGAAACTCAAAGACGGTAGCCGCTTCTGGTTCTAAATCATTACCACGCTGCATCCACTGAGACTTAAAGGTCTCAATCCGTTTACCGCTTAACCGTTCCGCTAATAGCTCGTACATATACTTCTCACCGCTCGCAGAAGCCTTGCCTTTAGGTGTCACAATGTCTTTGAACTTACTTGCTGACGGCATACCTAAACGGAGATCAAACCACGCCTGAGTGCCTTGCTCGACGTTGTGGATCTTCACTTTATCCTCCAAACTCTATACCCGTCAGCTACAACTCTAATACATGTCCGCATTGAAGCCTTAACACCCATGTAAGCCCGTATTCTGTCCGCAGCCTTTCTATCTTCACAAAATACTGAATCACCAACCTCCATTTCATGAACCCAATAATATTTTTTGCTGTAACGCTTTTCAGGGATAGGAACACCTTTATCAATCTGCATTAGGCACCCCTTTTTGCTTCTGCTTCTTAGCCTGAAGCTGCTTGACTGCTCGGTCATATTGATCTTCGGTCAATTGTTTCAAATCAGACACATTGTATATTTCAAGAAACTTAGCCTTGCTCGACTTAGTAGAATCAATCATTGCATCTATGTGCGCGGCTTTCTGATCACTGATGTTCTCAATCCCAATAGTTAAATCTTGAGCGTCAGTATCTTCATCGGCACAGATAGCCCACATAGACTGGCTTTGATATCTTTTGAGATAGGTTGATATAGACCCAAGATCTTGGATCGGGTTTTTACTGCTAGCCGATAAAGGCACACTAGCAACCTGACGGATCCACTGACCGCTTGAATGCGTGATCTGTGATGTAACCGCTACCCTGTCACCATACGCTTCCACGCCCTGCATGAACGTCAAACCGTTAGCAGAAGCCACTGGTCGGATACAGTTCAAAACAGCCGTTAGATCGGCGTATTCGTTCTTGAAGAATGCGTTCTTGGTGTTCTTCGCAGGATTGCGAATCTCGCCTTGTGCTTTACTTATCGCACCAGAGATTTCTGCTATGTTTTCTGATTGTTCCATTGTCTTCCTCCAGACAAATCATGATTGGAGGTAAGATTTTAACGGTTATGGCGAATAAGTCAACAAACGGAATGATTAATTTACGATGGGAAGATGGTATGCTGTACGGATTCTCGTGCTTCCTCCGCACATGGCCCCTTCGGGGGCCAACTTTAATACACCCAAATAACCCTGGAAGTAGTCCTAGTATCTACATGGACAAATCCTTTTGCCACGCCGATTCCACTGAACCCAAGTTTGATAGCTGCGGCAACCAGAAGATAACGCTGAACCCCACCACTAACAGCAATATCAGCAGCCCTGCCTGTCGTGTGCTGTCCTCCGCCATTAGGCTTTTTAGCTTCAAGGCTGTGACGAGGACTCCTATAACCAGACGTAATGACAAAAGGAAACCCAGCTTCAAACCGTAGTGAGTCCAGCGCGTGAACAAATTCTTCTGAGATCTCATTTTCACCAGTCTCCTTACAAGCAAATTCCTCTAGCGTAAAATACTTAAACATTACTTATCCCTATGCACCGCATTTTTCTTCTCGTAAGTTCTCATTGCACCCAATCCAAGCATACCCATCAACACAGGCATCATGGTTTCCAATGGGACAAGAGGTATAACTATGTCTATACCTAACAAAGCTAGGACAAAGTTGCTGAATGGGATAGTAATAAAGTTCCCAAACATTCCTAAAACGCAAACCCAGCCAACTGCGGGTCGCCAGCCTGACACGAACAGCGACTTGTGGGCCGCCTCGACCTGATTGATAGCCATCTGGCCTTTAGCAATTTCTTGCGCGTATTTCTGCGACATTGTTGCAATTTCATGCGCCAAGGCAGACTTCTGGTCTTTGTCCTCTATGAACTTGTCTAATAGTCCCGTAATGGGACCAATGAGTTTTTCAATCATTCTTTAGCTTTGCCGATGTTGAACGCAAAAAGCTCCAGTAACTTATAGACTTTGGCGATAATAGCATCGTCTTTTGGCGTAGGGGTTAATGCACAGATTGCGCTACAGAATGCCACCAGTGCTGTTGCTAGGTTCAGATATTCCATCATTTTATTTTTCCTTATTTTGCAATTGAGAATACGATCGTAAAGCAAGCGTATAGCCCAACGGCAACCAATCCGCATCCAACGATAAGCCCTGCTAAGTGCATTCGCCTGTTAATCTTCTGTATGTGCGCGTTCTTGGCTTCTAGTCTTGCCTTGCGAGCTTTAGCCTGAAAGATTATAAAGTCATCCCACAATCCAGCCCGTCCGTAATAAACCATGAAATCTTGTAACTCTTGCTCTGCCTTCTTGATTTGCTCCAGCGCCATAAACTCTTCGGCATCAGACGCAAACAAAGACTTCTTGTTCTTCTCTTGACGCGCCTTCAAGTCTTCCTTGGCATTAACCATCTGACCAATTTGGCCAAAGCAGTCAGTCAGGTCTTTACCGTTCCCGACAAACTCCTTCAGCACCGAATAGGCAGCGTTAAATGCAGCGAGTTCAGCGATCATCAGACATCTCTTTTAAAGATCTTTTGAACGGTAGGAGATTCCCAGATCCGAATAGACAACCAGATAATGGTCAAGGCAGACGCAAGAGGCGGAAGCCATCCAGCCATCGTTGCAACGGTTCCCGTAACGGCTAAACCGTCAATGACTGTTTTGACTTCTTCTTGCATTTTGTCACCTATTCCTCTACTGCTTCAAACTCAGGCTCTTTCAGAGACTTACTCAGCATTTCCACAAATGCTTGTCTGCCTACATTGAGTTGATCTAAATTGAATTGGGTTGACCTCACCTTACGATCTAAGTCGGTGATGTGATTAACCATAGTTTGTTGTTCTGGACTCATATCTTCCAGAACGTACTCTACTCCATCTACTGAAATTGGCGTTGTTTTTTTCTCAGCCATTTTACTTTCCTTTTATTGGTTTACCACGGAACCCCCGCAGCTTGGGTCGGGTTAATTTGCCCGTCAATGTTAGCCTGTAGGCTTGCTTCAATAGCGTCCTTGTCAACACCGTTAGCCCAGCACCAGCCTAAAGCTACTTCTTCTGTGATACTGTCGTAAGCAATGAAGCCTGAAGCAGATGGATCTGGTGTAAAGCCAGCAGTGCCGTAGTTGGTCGCTGAGAAGTCACCGTCAGTTGCCGTAGCTCGCCAGTGGGCCACAACGACTCCACCGTCATCTAATGTTCTTTCTAATTGTGCAATTGTCCACGTTGTTGTCATGGTGCGTCTCCTTGTGATGCTTCAAATGCTGCGATGACTTCAGCCGTGTGAACCGCTGCACAAATCGCTTGGACTTCTGCTGATTCGTTGCTGTCGTAAGCCACCCAGTTAAATGTTGCCATTGTGTTATTCCTTTAATGTTTTAAATTTAGTTAAAGTTTATTTCTCTACCCAGCTTGACCAAGCGCCTGACCCGCTGCCTTGGCCTGTTATGTTATTGTTGTATCTGGTGTAGATACGGCCTGTAAGTGAAGTAGCTGTTTGTACGCAATAGACACTTGACCCACCCGTATCTATTGAGGTTGCCGTGACAAAAAACCAGTTTTCAGTGTTTGGTTTATTACTTGGATCAAAATTACTTCGGCCTTCAATTATTGCGCCGTTAGTTTGTACCCACACGTTGTCGAAATCATCAAAGATCACACCTTCTCGGACAACTCCTCCATTAACATACACTAATCCGTCGTCGCCGTTAGAGCCTCCTGTAGATACTGCTGTTTGGCCAATTAATAACCGACCGCTGGCATCGATGCGGGCTTTTTCAATGCCAGAATGAGCAAAAATAGTACCAATGCCCGAAGCATCAAGTGTTATTGGATAGCCGCTATCAATATGTAAACCTGTTGTGTTTCTATCGTCGTATGCAAGTTTTATAGAAGCAAAATCAGTTGTATCAGTGTTAAACGTCCAGTTAATTGCTCCTGATGTTCCAGCTACGCCTGAGCGCAAATTAACTTCAGCGTTAGATGCGTTAAGAAGTATATTTCCTGCAACTTCTAATTTTTCAGCAGGGCTTGATTCACCGATCCCCACTTTGCCATTGGTATCGATGGTCATAGCATCAATTTGCGAGCCACCATCATTTTCTAGCATTTTGAACTGAAACGATCCTCTTGTCGTTGCGTCACCTCGTGACCAAAGCCTAGTTGCGCCGCCAAAATAATCAAGAATAGTGCCAGATGTTCCGCTTGCAGGCGCGTTAGGGATAGCACTGTCGATTAACAAACCACCATTGGATACGTGCAAGGCTTCAGTTGGAACCACCCCGATTCCCACATTCCCGATGGAGTCTATGCGGAGGCGTTCTGTGTTATCAGTACCAAAAGTTAAATATGTGTTTGTTGAAAGTGAACCTCTATGTCCACGAATCCAACCACGGACGTCAGCAGTGTCGCTTGTTGAGGGTACAAAACTTAATT